AATGCAATTTGCAATTCATTCAAAAAACAATTGATGGGTGGTGAGCATGATTTTGATAGTGGTGGAGATACATTTAAATTAGCAATGTATGTTTCAACTGCTACATTAGGTGCTTCAACTGAAAACTATTCATCATCTGGCGAAGTAACTTCACCAGCAGGATACTCTGCAGGTGGTAAAGCTTTGGTAAATTCTGGTGTTAAAGTATCTTCTGGTGTGGCGATCACAAGTTTTTCAAACTTATCGTTCACTGGAGTTACACTAACTGCTAGAGGTGCTTTGATTTACAATACAACAACTGACGGTGGTACAGGTACTACTGAAGCAGTTGCTGTGTTAGATTTCGGTGGAGACAAGACTGCAACATCTGGAACATTCACAATCCAGTTCCCTGCATTCACAACTTCCGCTGCAATCTTAAGAATTGCGTAATTAAGGAAATAAAATGATATGGCCGTTGGATGGGGTAATAAAACATGGGGCGAAGAGACTTGGGGTGACCTAAGTAACGCCACTGCCTCACCCAACGGAATTCAAAGTAACATAAATGTTCTCGGAGAGAACAGAATACCATATTCAGAAAATTTAAACGGTTGGGGACAGAATGTTAATTACACAATCACATCTAATTTAACATCACCTAATGGAACCGTTGCTCAAAGTCTTCAACAAGCTGTAACATCTAGTCAATTAACAAATCCAATACAACCTAAACCAGATAACAATGAAGAAATAACTTATTCTTTTTATGCAAAAAATGTTGTATCAGGTTTTTTAAGAGTTATTATTATTCAAGGAAGTACATCAGTTTTTTTTGGTGGTTGGTGGGATATGGCCAATGGTGTATGGGGTACTACAGCATCAACAGGAACTGCATCAATCACAAGTACAACTTCCACTGCCGTAGGCAATGGTTGGTACAGAGTATCTATTACAGGTAAAGCATCCTCTTGGACTGACTGCAATGTTTGGCATTACTTAACAGACAGTGATCTTAGCACTGTAAGATCCACAACTCCTGTAGTTGGTTTATGGGGATGCCAAGTAGAGTCAGGAACAAGTGCAACAAATTATAAATTTACAGACACCACTCGTATATCGAGTTCTTTAACAACCCAGGCTAACGCTGATGTTGATGTAACTGGATCACAACTCACATTTACAAATGCAGGAGCCGTTGCAGGTGCATCAGCTGATGTATCAGTCACAGGTATTCAAGCAAATCTTTCTATTGGAGAGGAAGATATTGCTAGAGGTATTCAACAAGATGTAACTGGTTCACAATTAACTACAACACCAGGCGCTGTCACTATTGATGACAATTTTTTAATTGGTTCTGGATGGGGAAGAGATTCTTGGGGATCAATGGTATGGGGAGATGCTTACTCTGCTCAAACAGGATCTGTATCAGCTACAATATCTGTAGGTGCAGTTGCTGAAATTACAGCAGGTGCTAGCGCAAGTCCAACAGGACAAGAATTAACAGCTACTCCAGGTCAAATTACAATGACTGGAGATGCCAATATTGATGTTACAGGAATACAAGCAACATTATCTGTAGGTCAAATTCAAGGACTATCTGTAGTAGGTAGCCAAATGACTATATCTACTCAAACAGTAGATATTGAAGCAGGTGGTAATGTATCAGTAAACCCAATTGAAGATAACTTAGATTCATTTATTGGTTCTGTAACCTTAGATATTGGAGTAACCGCAGGGGTAACTGGATCTGAACTTACTTCATCTATTGGAGATGAAACAGTTACTGCTGATGGAAATGTAGATATTACAGGACAAGAACTTACAAGTACTATTGGAGATGAGACTGTTGTAGCTGATGGAAATGTGTCTGTTACAGGCCTTGAATTAACAAGCTCTATAGGAGAAGAAACAGTTACTGCGGATGCTAATGTAACGGTCACAGGTATTGAATTAACAAGCTCTATAGGAGATGTAGAGCAGAACACTATATACGATGTAACAGGTGTTGAAATGACCTTATTCTTAGGGGAAGAAACAGCTGTTGCTAATGCAGATGTGGATGTTACAGGCATAGAATTGACTAGTTCAATAGGAAGTACTAATATCACAGCATGGCAAGAGATTGATCCTGGAGTTAACAATGTATGGACAGAGGTTGATTTAGCTGCATGATTAAGGTAATATTATAATTATTTAGGAGACAAAATTTATGGCATCTAGTTATTCAACAGATCTAAAACTCGAACTAATGGTCACTGGCGAAAACGCTGGTACATGGGGTGATAAAACAAATACAAACTTAAATTTAATTCAACAAGCAATTGCAGGTTTTGAAGCAGTTACTATTACTGATTCTGCAACTACAGCTCTAGTCATGTCGGACGCTGCATTATCAAATGCAAGAAACATGATTATAAAAATTGATACAATTACTTTAACTGGAGCTACTACTGTAACTATTCCAGATGGAATTGAAAAATTTTATATTATTGATTTAACTGCTGTAACTGGTGTAACAAATTTAACAATCAAAACTGCTTCAGGTACAGGTTTCACTGCAGGTGAAGCTGCAATCGTTGCTGCTTATTCTGATGGTACAAATTTAAATGAAATAGCACTAAACACTTTAGGTGGAACAATTGCTACAGCACAAATTGATGATGCTGCAATTTCTACTGCAAAACTTTCTGATAACGCAGTGACTACTGCAAAAATTTCAAACGCGAATGTTACTGAAGCCAAAATTGCGGACAACGCTATAACAACTGCAAAGATATCAGACAATCAAGTTACTACGGCTAAAATTGCAGACGATGCTGTTGGTCCAGATCAATTATCAAACACTGCAGTAACTGCAGGTTCATACACTCTTGCAGATATTACTGTTGATGCTCAGGGTAGAATTACAGCGGCTGCTTCAGGAGCTGCAGGTGGTGGAGGTTTTGTACCTGTAGCAGGTTCTATGAACCCAACATCAGGAACTTTAAATTCAAACGGAAATAAAATTATTGCATATGCATTATCTGCTGGTGCTGGTGCTGGCGGGCAAACAGGTTCTCAAGCAGCGGGTAACGGTGGTGTTGGAATGATGGCGCTTGTTTCAGACAACATTACACCTCCATTTTCACAACCATGGTCTGTAGGCACTGGAGGAAATGGCGGTGCTTATCCTCAGGGCACTGGTAATCCTGGTGGAGCAACTAGTTTAGCAAACGTATTTAACATAAACGGTGGAAACGGTGGTGGAAGATGGGCTCAATCTCCTGGAAACCCAGGAGCTGTTGGTTCAGGAAATGCAGTTGTTACTACTACAAACCCTAATGAAACGTTTATGTTTGGTCAAGCTGGGGGATCTAATGATTCAGCTAATATTATGAGAGGTGGCAGTGCTGGACCACAAGGATTTCCTGGTAATCCTGGTTTTCCTGGTGCATTAATAATTTTTGATAACGCTTAAAATATAAAATATGAAATATATAATTTTTAAAAATAATGAATTTTTTAGATTAGCATCTACTGATACTAAAAAAGATCACTGGATTCAAATTGAACCTGGTGTAGTGGCAAAACAAGTTTCAGATGAAGACTTTAAAGCAGCTGCACTTGATAAAAAAACATTTTATTTGTCAGGAGATACTGTTTCTTGGAGAGTAGCAGACCTAAGTGCAAATGGTATAACCGATGACCCAATTACAGATGCAGCAGTAGTTCAAGAAAGATTAACAAATGAAATTGAGTTTATTAAAACAGCAGCTAAAAATTTAAAATTAACTGAAAACCCTGAAGTTCAAAGTTTAATAAATTTTTTAAATACTATTGATGTTACAACTAAAACAACTGGTTCAACTTTAGAAAATTTACGTGAATATATTTATAATTTAGAAAACTGCCCACAAGTATTTCTTGACGATATAACTTATTAAGGCTATAGGTTTTTACTTATAGTTTTATGTATTTAAAAAATTACATTAAAGTTTATGATAATGCTCTTACTTTAGAACAAGTATCTTCCATCATCAAATGGTCTAACAAAACTAATTTTATACCAGCAGGGGTTGGTGAAAAAAACATAGTTGAAAAAACAATAAGAAATTGTCAAGTGTTTCCTTTAGGAGATTGGAGAGAAAAATCATATACTAAAATACATTGGTTTAATTATTTATGTTTTTTAATTAAATGTTACGTAATTGAATATCAAAAGAACACTAAAATAAATATTAATATAAATCAAATAAACGACATAAGTATTTTAAAATACGAAGAAGGTGGTTTTTATAAAATCCATCATGACAGTTTTTTTCAACAACCCAGAGAACTTTCTTTTATTTTTTTATTAAATAATGATTATGAGGGAGGCTCGTTAAATTTTTATAATCCTTGTAAAGAACATATAACTACGGTAGATGTAAAACCAGGAAGATTAATAATGTGGCCTAGTAATTTTTTATTTCAACACAAAGTAGAGACAGTAACAAAAGGAACTAGATATTCTATTGTAGCATGGACACTATAAAAAACTATAAATATAAATTTATTAAAAACTTTTTAAATAAAGAAGAAATTGATATTGGTTCAAATTATTTAAAATATTTACATAAATTAAATTTAAATTTGTTTGATATGAAACAAAGTAATAATTGTGATTCAAATTTTTATTATGATCCTTTAACTGAAACTTTAATGATGAGAAAACTTAAAACAGTAGAAGAAATAAGTGGATTAAAATTGTTTCCAACTTATTCTTTTACTAGAGTTTATACATTTAATTCTAATTTACAAAAACATATAGATAGAGAATCTTGTGAGGTTTCTATTACAGTAATGTGGGACAGTGATGGAACTAAATGGCCTATTTTTATGGACGGCACACCTATTGAAATGCAACCAGGTGATGCAGTGATATACCTTGGACGTGAACTACCTCATTGGAGAGAAACTTTTGAGGGTGATTTTCACATACAAAGTTTTTTACATTATGTTGATCAGAATGGTCCATTTAAAAAATTTAAATATGACAAACGAGACGACAAGAGAAACCCAGAAGTATAATGAGTAAAAATTATAAAATAAAAAGTAGTATAGGTATTTTTGAAAACTATTTAAGTGAGGAAGTTTGTGATTCTTTAGTTAAGACTTTTGAAGCGACTAAAGATAATTTAGCTTATTCAAGACATGGTGAAAACGTAACAAAAAAAATTAAAAATGATTTGGCTATT